AACACCTTGAGGAATTTCAGCAAATAGCACGTTAGCACCGAAGAATACAGATTCGTAAGTAAGATTTTTCAAAGCACGATCACGAGCAACTGCAATCAAACCAGTTTCATCTGTGAAATCAGCAAACAATCCACCAAGATCACCGTTTGCAACGTTCAAGTTAGCAAATACAAGGTTTTCAATCGCTGTTGTATAAACCTTACCTTCTGGTACACCGTTCATCACGATCACGTTTTGCATACCAAGGAAGTTTTTGAGCAATGTCAAACCAAATACATTAGATGCATTCGCACCAACACCTGCATCACCAAGATATTCAGCTGCATCAAGCGGATTAATAAATGAAACGATAGGTGAACCTTCGAACTCGTTAAATGTTGCAATTTTAGCCCAAGCTTGAGCAAGCGCACCTTGCAAGCCTTTGCCTTTATTTTTGGTTGGATTTGCTTTCAAGAATGTAAAGAATTGGTTCTTGATTCCGTTTTGGATTTCACGCATCAAACGTGTATCAGCTTCTGTGATTGCAACAGATGCTCCGTGACGTGCAATTGTTTCAGCAGATACTGAACGACGTTTTTTGAACCATGCCACTTCATAGGCATCGCCTTTCGTGCGAACCACTTTTGATAAAGGAATATCTTCACCCTCACCTGGATTCGTTGCATCCACATCAGTAGTCCATTTGTAAGTTTGGATTTTGAGATCGTTTGTGAGTTCTTGACGACGTGTGACGCCCAAAAGTGTCAGCAAGTCGTTGATATTTTTGGAAAACTTGTTAACAAAATCAATAGACTTGATTTCGCCCAAGTTAGCCATAGTAGTTAATTTTTGTTCAGCCATGTTCTAGCCCTTTCTAAATAAATCAATATTTTCAGCAATCGCGGCCTGACGTTTGTTAGTGTCCTCAATTGCCATAATTTGTTCTTTCGTGATTCCTGTTGTAGTACCACGACGCGGCGTGCTCTGAACCAGTCGTTCGTTCACACGCTTTTCAACTTCGCTATCAAATACAGTTCGCAAAGCTGTGATTTTAGCTTTTACTTCTTCAGCAGTTGGAGCTAGCACATGATCCAAAAACTCTTGTGGCAACCCTTCATCTGCCAAAAGCGATTGAGTCGCTAGCTTCATTTCACGTTCAGCTATATCCTGCTCGCGCTTCTCCAAATCAGCGATTCGTTTCGCTTCTTCTTCTTTGGCGCGTTCGTCCTTAGTCAGCTTAGCCAGGCGTTCGCCTTCACTTTTAGCTTGTTCAATAGCTGTAACTTGTTCAGCTTCCCATTTTGAACGTTCAGCAGCTAACATTTTTCCGATTTCAGCACGGGTAAAAGTGCGTTCGTGCTTCTCGCTACCTGCATTTGATTCTGTTTCTACTTTCTCGTTCTGAGTGTCGACAGTCTCAGTTGATTCAGTAGATACAGTTTCGTTGATTTCTTCTGACATAATTGTCCTCCAGCGATTACGTCGCCACTCGATAATCTCGCTTTACGTCCGGCGACGGAACAGTACAGCTTTTATTGTCATCGGTACAGTTTGGACAATATAAAAACCGTACGGGATTCCATACGGTTAGGTTTTATAATTTAATTTCTTCAATTTCTGCACGTTGTTCTAGAATTTTTAAATAATTCCACATAGTCGAACGCTGACCTTTTAACAAATCGATAGGACATTTCGGTTCAAACTCTAGTTGCCCTTTTTCATATTGATCAATCATCATGTCTAACTTTTGGAATCGTTCTCTCAATTCGTAGTATTCTTTTCTAAATCTTTCTTTCCAATCTTGCACTTTTCTGTTCCTTTCTTCGATTCAGTGATTTATAGCAGTCTATTCTGCAAGTCAAGACTCTGGATCACCTTCTTTCATTGATTTTTTGATTCCATCAATCATCCCACTGATAATTGAATAGCCTACAACTAATAAAACGAGCAGGACGATTACGCCTGCTGTGATAGATACCAAATTCCAAATAAACATTTTATCTCCTTTCTGGACAACAAAAAAGCGCCTAGATTACTATCTAAGCGCAAGATAGGCGGGACCGCCGAATGTCGCCCGCATTTCTCGACCCACTAGCTAAGTGGCGCGTTGGAGGCGGATACTTTTCAACCTCTATCTCTACTCTAAGTATATCACATATCATCCTTAGAGTAAAGTATCTTTTGCTCACGTTTCAATTTATTTAATTTTTGTTTTTTAATTTTATGATAGTGGATGATGTAGTTACCATCATCTTTTTGTATAAGCGCTGCTTCCATTAGATATTTCAAGCGTTCAGGGACTTTTTTATAGAGCAGTACCGAATTGTTATGATGACCAGAGTTATCGGCGACATAATCTGGATTAGCAACTAATTCTTGCAACAATAGCATTTGCTCCAATGGGAATTCTGTGCCATGTTTTTCTAAGATTTTTGCTAGATTTTTTCCAGTAACTTGTACATTCTTCAGCAATTCCTCAGTACCAGGAACTGCAGGCAATTGTCCAATGATATAGTTTTCCGCAAGACTTCGTTTGATACCATCGTAAGGTATGTTCCCTTTTGATATATCATCCCACAAATTAGCAATATCATCTCTTAACTTCTCAAAATCATTTTCGTGAGTCTTGATATCGCCGTTCAATTCTCCCTCATCCGGTATCACACCTGACCGACAGTTAAAATGAAAAGGCGGAGCATTTACCCCTACCTGCATTTCATCAATCAAATACCGTTTATCTTCTGCATGAATTCTTTTACAGATTTCAGTCGTTCGATTATCCAGATGAACCAGTATACGATAATATTTCAGCCCTGCATCCTTGTAACGTTGGATAGCAGCACGATTGACAATCATCGTTCCATCTGTTCTGACGAGTGTTTCAGCTCGGTTATTAGCCTTTTTGTACTTTTGTGCCAAATCACGCGCCATAGTACGGGGATGATCCCCACGAACAAACCCAGTCTTCAGAACCTTTTTTAAATCTTTGACAAGGTTGTCTGTATTTCCCCACAATTGCTGACTGTAGTTGTAACCGTTAAATGGAGTTCTGACCAATTCTTTTAAAGCAGGCTCATTGATTGTACCAGTTCGACCGCTCATAGCCTTTTTATAGCTCATGAGAGCCATTTTTTGCAAGTAGTTTTCAAATTTCTCGGCAATGATTCCTCTTGCGATACCTGCACGAAAGAGCATATCAAGTTGCAATGACTCTAATCTTGTAGCGCGTGCGGTTGTATACTGCTCATTCAGTCTTTTAAGCAATTCTGGGTCTTTCTCGGCCTGCTCACAATACTTCTTGGCATTTGCCCGATAATCTGATAGGTCGGTGCCTTTCAGCCGCTGTAGCGCCTCCTGATAGCTCATTGAGCCGTGTTCAGAATACTTGCTAACAAAATCATAAAATGCTTTTTGCATTTCGTTAGCTTGCTCTTGATAGATCTTATTTAATTCAGCGAAAAAATCAATATCTTTCCGGTCTAGATAACGAAAAATTTCATCTGAGCGTTCTGACCAATAATCAAGATGGTTTTGGTTCGGCTTCTTGCTCATCATCGACCACCTCATCTACTGGATCTAACCGTGGTTCTGGTTGCTCCAAGGCTTCTTGCTCTTTCAAACGTTTCAACTCATCTGCAGCATCTACACCCGTAACTTGATTCAGCAATTCGAAAATAGTCTGATCACTGACAATACCGTACAATGACTTAATCATCTCAACGATTTCTTTTTCGTTTTGTGGAACGTTTGGACTAAAGACTACAGAGGTCTCGTTGATGAGCTCGTAAGCTGTGTTTTCGTTACCTTGAATCTTCCAGATATTGACAGCTAAACGCAAACGTCGCATAAGACCGGCTTCAAACAAATCTTCTTGCTGCTCTCTATAATTATCACTCGCCATAAGCTTGTACTTCATCGACTCGCCAGACTGCGTGCCAGCGAAGCTGTTATCGAGTGTGTCCGGCGTGAAAGTGAAACGCAAAATATCATTGACTAAGCGTTGCTTGTATGCCTCTGCACCTGCACTATCATACGACTTAATCAAATAGCTAGCGTCTGGATTCGCTCCGCCTGGATTTGGATTGTCGTCCAAGATGAGGACTTGCGCTTTCTTATAAGCTTGCGACACATACAGGCGACCATTTGGATTGATTTGGCCGTCATCCAAAAAGTCATTCTCTTCCGTTCCTGTGTATGGATTGCCTTTAATCATCAAGATGGCATCGTTGCTATTTTGCTGGAAATTAGCAAGCTCAGACTGTGATAAGTCGTAAGCGTCTATGTTATCCAAAACCGACTCATAAGAGCCCAAACGGTCCTCGTTGTTGCTGTACTCATTGACTGGCACAGCTTTGAAGTAGTGCTCTTGCTCGTCCTTGAGAGCCATTTTATCGCTATCTGTGGACTTCCACTCATAACTATAGATACGCTCTGCAGTATAGACTTTTATAATCGTCTTACGCTTGCTGTCTCCATAGTCAACATCGTAGTAGTTCACGGCCATGAGCGAGTTTTGCTCGTAAGTATCGTCGTAAATAACAAAAGTCTGCTCCGGACTGAGTTTATATAATTTAACCCACGCTTTACTATCACGCTCCGTGACTGTCAAAAGCTCATAAGCACGTCCATACACGCACAAATCTTTCTTGATGGAGGAATTGTGCTTCTTCTCGTTGTTTTTAGCTGAAAAATCCTTGATATGTTCAAGAATGGTTTTGTTCTCATTCTTGTATTCGACTGGATTGCCTAGCATATACCCTTGTTCAAAAATGGTAATGTACTTAGCAAAGTCACTAGAAATGCGATTGTCTGCCGCAGTCTCGTCTGTTTTCGCAGGACGATACTTGATATTGTTATCACCTTTGTAGTAGCGCTTCAGCTCTTTCAATCGTGGCTGTTGTTCTGCTTTGTGACGATTCACATAGCGTTTTAACCGCTCGATCCAATTGTCAGAGCCATATTCAATAGCTTCAAAGTCCTCAAGCATCATCATAAAGTGCTCGTTTGATCTACTGTTAAAGCGAGTACCATTTAAAAATTTAACTTCCAATTTTACCTCCTAAAATAATAAGATGCATTCTTCATGCGGTCTTGCGTTGAACGGCTTTGTAAAATCCTATCTTGCAAAGCGTATCTAATCGCATCAATGCAGTGATTATAGCTATCTACTGGCTCATTGATGTACTCATTTGTCTTCTTGTCCTTCTTCCAAGTATAGTTTTCGAGTTCTTCAATCAGCTTCACGCATCTTTCATCCACTATCCAGTCATACTGAAGCAAGTATTGGATTCCTTGCATGACTGATCCAGGACCTTTCTGCACATCAATAACCCGAGGGATACCAAGATTTCGCAATTCCTGATTCGATTTCTTTTCAGCCGAGTCTGCTCTGATTTGCTCTTTAGCATACCCAAGGGCTTTTATACTTTCAGCAATTTTGTCATTGGTTAATCCCTTTCTTACAAACTCCTCAACGACGTACAAGCGCTTGTTCGCATCATCTATCCTTACATGAAGCAAGGCTGATGGATCATTGATAAAACCGTAGTCAAGTCCAAAATAAGCCGGCAGACACGCCAACTCGTCTTTATTTAATAGCTTCTTCTCGTACTTCGGAAAAACTAGCTTGTCCAATGTCGCAAACTCACCCAAAGCGTAAATCTTGTAATACGCTTCGTTTCTGTTGGCCAGTTCCTCGATATTCTCAATTGTTACCTGGTCTAAAAAACGATTATCCTTGTAGGATGTATGATAAACAACCGTGTTTTTTGGCTTCTTCACAAAAAATGCGTTATACGTCCAGTTTACTTTCGATACCGGGTTAAACATTAAAAAAATTTGCTTATTTAAGTGTTTCTTATCCCTCAAACGCAAAGTCAACTGTGTGTAGTCATCTAGTGTAAACTCCGAAGCTTCTTCCATGACCACATCAGACACACCCTTGATTGATTTTATTTTTTCTGGATTGTCCAGTCCTTTGAAGATGAACTGGGCACCGTTTGGTAGTTCAATCCGATAAGCCGAATTATTGACCTTGCACTTGTCAAGTAACTGCCAATTATCCAAACATTGCTTCACATCTTCAAAGATTGAGTCGTAGACTGTTGATCCGACTTTGCGCAAAAAAAGGATTTTCCGAGGATACTTCCAATCCTGACAAGCTTTAAAGACTACCTTCTGAATAACTCCATGGCTCTTTCCACTTGAAGCGCCGCCGTAATGAACTTCGGTGAATGTTGAATAGTCATTGAGCTTATCGTAGATGTGCTTGTTAAACACTCGACTAGGATATTGAATAACAATATTGATTTTCGGTCTAGTCTTCGTCAGCATCCCAATCGCCTACCTTAATTTCGATAGTTCGTTGAGTGATATCGATGTTGTTTTGATACATTCCTAACGTTTTTGCGTATTTGTCCGATGCTGACAACATTACAGATAAGTCAGGAGGGACTTCCTTGACTGACTGGTAACCTTCCCCATCACCAACAAGCTTGATGTCTTTAATTTCACGTCTGATAATCTTTGCCCAAAATTGTTGAATGTCTACAGAATTGAGCAAAGAAAGCTCTGTCCTACGCTCGTCAAAGGCATTTTTTAGCTGTTCAACGACTGGCGATATGTGTCCATAAATGTCCACATTCGAAAGCATGTTGTTTGCTTGTTTACGAGCCGTTTTCTCACTAAAACCAGCTTCTTTTGCTGCTTGCGTAGCGTTTTGGAACCCGTTGGACATGTAATTGAGTACAAAAGACTTCTGTCTGCTTCGAGAGGCTGGCCAGTCTGACATAAGGTCATTTGCTATCGTCTTCAATTCTTCAATCGCTAATTTCTCACGGTCATTCATGGCCGCCCTCCTTTCTGATAAAAAAAGAGCCAGACATCAACTGTCTAACTCTCAATTCTTGATGATACTATAATAGCACGTTAAAACTGTCATGCACTGTCAATCACTGTCATTACTGTAATTTACTGTCAAATGCTGTCACCGCATCTAATTCCTTTGTTGCTATACGCAACAATCGAAAGTAGGTGCTCTCGCTACAATTTAGCTCATCCATAACTTGCCACCTCGTCATCTTATCAATATAAACCAAACTCAGTATCGCCTGACTATCAGTATTATCCAGAGAGTCAATTAACCCCTGAAGTTCTCTCTGCTTCCTGATAGCTTCAGCAGTTTTTTGTTCAATCTCGTTTTTAGCTGTTAGCAACTCAACATAGATATCATCTTGCTTTTTCTTAATTCCTCCCGAAACTTTATCAACAGAGTATTTTTGACTAGACAAGAGTGAAGCTTCAACTTTATCTCTTCGCCTAATCAAACTCGCGATATATAGATCCAAATTCCTTAAATCTTTTAAAATAGCCTTCGCCTTGCTCACTCTCTATCTCCTTTATGATATAATAATAGTGTGTTAATTATAGCTGAGACAGAGAGTGTCTTGGCTTTTTTTTATTTTACAAAAGGCCCACCACAATCCACATCAAAGCCCAAAGGACAAGATACCAGTAAACAACTTTCCCCAGAACCTCCAACCACGATTTTTCTGTATCACCTTTCGGATTTCCAGTAATCGCAGTAATGAGCAAATCAATTCCGACAGCCTGCCAGAATGTTATTCTTTGAATTTCAAATGTTGCTGCAATGATGTTGTTCCAACCGTACTGAATGACTACTCCTGCGAGCCATAGACTAATAAATAAGGTTAGTATCATGCCTAAGCAACCGCCTACCGCTTGTGGCAAGGGGGTTTTATTTTCATTTTTCATCTTTTACCTCCTAAAATTTCATAAAAGCCATCCAGTGAGTCGTCCCACGTTGCTGTCCAAAAAGTGGCGGATGTGGGACCAACTCTAAAATTTCCTTAACATTTACTTGAGCATCCGACCACTTGAAAATAAGTGTTCCGCCTGTTTTCAAAACTCTGAAACATTCTTCAAAACCTTGTTGCAGGTCTAATCTCCAAGTCAACAAGTCTAGTTGACCATATTGCGCACGCATGAACGATTTCTGGCCAGCCCATAAAAGATGAGGTGGGTCAAACACAACAAGATTGAATGTTTCGTCATCAAATGGCATATCTCGAAAATCTGCAACAATATCTGGCTTAACATTGATTTTCTTTTTGTGAATTTCGAATTCTTCTTCACGTCTATCCATGTATGTTGTATGTGGTTCTTGTTTATCAAACCAAAACATTCGAGATCCACAGCAAGCATCTAGTATTCTGATATCTTCCATCACTGCACCTCATTTCTCAATTCAAAACCAATTCCATATAAGAGCAAATTATTTTGAAAATCAACGAATGCTTCAATCATCTCAGCTTCTTGAAAGTCGTATTCCTCGACCGTACCCAAGAAATCGTCAATATCATCTCTTTGTACACTTCCATATTCTGTCTTTGTATGTTCAATGGCTGATTCATAGCCATCTACATCAATTGTGTAGCAGATTCTGCCACTTGAATAATCATATTTGTAATTCTTGATAATCACTATTTCATCTCCTTGCTCTTAATTTCTCTAGTGAGACGGATATATTGCCCGTTTTCTATTTTCGCTAGTATTTCCAAATCATAACTCATCACTCCACCCCTTTTTGAAAGTTATACTCAACCATAGATTGTATTTGTGCATTTTACGCTCAATTTTTTTAGGTATATCCCTTTCAAAAACAATAAGCGGACCATCTGTGTCTTCTGTATCTGAGTAATTTATGATTTTATCTTTTGAGTAACAATTTAAAAATTGTTTTCCAAAATGGTTGCGAAAAGATATTTTGAATATTTTCTTTTCTTTGTAACAACTTTTAATCATTATTCGTCTTCTTGATTTGTTTAATGACATAAGTCCACCTCCTCAACTTCAATCCCTGGACAATCGAATACCCAGCCGAAGCCAGCTTCTTCTAGTTGTTTTCGGGTAAAGTTTGTAGCTAGTCCACCCAGAGAGAAGAATAGTTTCTTATCCCCAGCATTATAATATAGCGGTTGTTTTGTCTCTTTCATCACTACTGTGTACCGCTTCTCTTTCTCGACCTCATAGCCGAATTGGTGCATGTTGACTAAAGTCTGAAATGGTTTTATGCTAGCGTTTAGAAACCATCTTTCAAACTCATTAAGTTTAGCGCCGTCAAAAGTCGATGGAATATTATGGGCACATCGAAACAAATTTCCTTCAAAATCATCCTTATTCTCTTCATACCAATCCGCAACAAACTGCGGTGCTACGATTTTTTTCGGTTCGTCTAGTTGTTCGATTGATTCCAATATCCAATTTCTATTAATTGTGATTGTATCTGCGATAGGCCCCTCTGTATAAGGTAAAACCTCGATACGTTTTATCAATTCCTGCTTATTCATCTTCCACCTCCTCAAGTTTCACCTTATAGTTTCGATTCCCTCGATACTTGCTCTCAAGCTGAGCCTTGCATTTGGCAGCATCACCCACTTTCTTAAAAAAGTGAGTTTCATCTACCATGTTGTCAAAATATAGTGTTACTGTATATGACATTTCTTCTCCTTTATTTATTAAAAAATATGCTTATTTCGTGAATACTTTTCACACGGTTACAGGTTACATCATTTTTCACAAAACATATTTTATAAAAAACAAGAATGCTGTTATATCAACGTTTATAGCAATTGCTATTTTTACTTATTAAATATTTTATATAAATGATGTAACCTTACTAATAGACACCCCAAAACATCAGTAGTATCAAGGGTTTAGGAGGGTTACATCACTTTTTTAAAAATTTTATCAAAAACAGCACTCAAACCGTTGATATAATTGACTTTTCCTGTGGTTACATCAATGATGTAACCTGATGTAACCGAAACATGATTTTTGACCGTTTTTTGCCTAAAAGGTTACATCATTTTCACTAAGGTTACATCACTTCTGTCTGTATATTTTTTCTAAAATATGCACGTAGCGTCTTCCCTTTAACCTTCTTTATTTTGTATTCCCAATCCTGATTATTGTCCATAATCAACTTGATCTTCCTAGCAATCTTTTCACCTCTCGCGCTATCGATATCAAAGACATTCTTTAATATCTGTTTGGCAGACACACTCGATTGAAGCTTCACACCTTCATACAGCAGACCGGACTCATTGCGATAGCTGCCATCATTGAAGTAGCACCAGGTATATTGATATTGCTGAGAAACTGAAAAGTCTTCCCACTCTTCTGGAACCAGCATTTCAAGATAATCATAGACCTGTGATTCTGCCTCATCTTTATAAGTGAATCGCTCCTTATAGACCGCAAGCTCATTTTCGAACTCATCATCAAAGGTAAGCATAAATCCTTTTTTGTAGATAGCCACTGCTTCACCCCAAAGCTGGAGCACATCATTCTCTGTCATATCGAAAGGTTTTACAAACTGCTGGCCTGCATCCACCAGCACAGGCAGAAAGCGCCGCTCACCAGTTTTGTCACCTAGGTATTCGATTTTATTACTAGTTCTAGCAATAACAAAGTTTTTCGGAAATTTCTCAGATCTGCGACCATAGGACCGACGGAAGGAAAGTTCCGTCTTGGTCACAAAAGCCTTGAGTTCGTCAAAAGTGGTCTTTCTGGAAGCGACCATCTCGTCGTCATTGACGATCAGCGATTTCAGCATAATCTCATAGTTATCTTTGTCCATAAAATCCTTAGCTGAATCTGTATACCAATCGACGGCTATTTTTTGCAAGAAAGTGGTCTTACCAGCACCTTGACCACCGACCAAATCGAGCGTGTAGTCAAATTTAACCCAGGGATTAAAAACCTTAGAAACTGCACCAACAAAGAACATAACAGCTATTTTCTGAACGAAGATGCTATCCTCTGCACCCAACCAAGTTTGAAATACCTGGGCAAGTCGTTCTTTATGATCCCATGACTCATAAGCATTTTCCATGTATTCTTTAACCGGATTGTAGGTCTTTTCTGCAAAGAATGCTTCGATGCCATCCCTTAATGCTCCAGCCTTGAAAACTGTCTTGAAGTGATTTTCTAAGTAAACGCTCAAATAGGATTCAAAGGCAGAAGGTAGCTGCCCCTTCCTCAACTGGATAGCATCCAATTTGACATCCTCCACAATTTCGTGTTCCCCAGTAAATTCATTGTGCCGGAGAAAATCATTGAGCTTACTGTCACTTTTCATAGCAAGTAATACATTTCTGGGGCTGTCAGCCACAATAGATTCGATTTCAATCTGTTCACCTTCGTCATTCAAAATTTTCTTTTTCCGACGCGAAAACTGCTTGATTGAAATATTCGTAACATCACCTATTATGGTCACCCCCCCTCATGTGTTTCTTGATCATTGATTCGACAGTCCTACTTAATTCTTTGTGACTAAGAGGCTCGACTGAATTGTTATTGGCTGTTTCTGCTAGTTGCAGTATACAGTTCGGTTCTACCGACCTGCTCAAGAGTCCGCCCACAAATTTTGCAAGTGTATCATTTCTGCTGCCTTCATCGCCGAAGCCTAGGACAACCATTTCAAACAATTCAGTTGTCCTGTTTCGTTTACCAGCTCCTTTGCTGATTTGATAGTATATATTATCCAGGTCGCTACCAGAGTTCTTTTTGTTGTATTCCTTCTTAATAGCCATAACAAGAGCTCGACTAGCAGTGACCATCGTGCCCCCCTCTTTAGATTTTTCTAAGTCCCAGGCATATTCTCCTTTTGGGGTCTTAGATGGAGCAACTAAAACATAGTTGTTTGGATGCGCCTTGATATCGACTCCAGGTAGAAAGCCTATCATTTGAGTCATAGTCACGTCTGGATGCTTAAAGTAAAAGATATGCTTGCCACCACTTGCAGTTCTTGCCTGCAGCGTTGGAGTTATCAAGTTCAGATGTTCCCAATTGGCCAAGCTCTCGTATCCGTTATGCTTACCGTGTAAGTCAATATCGATTACGAAAAATTTGTCAGTCCGAACAGCAATGTTGCTATCCGGATACTGATTCCAGTAATTTTCAATTTCCTGAGCAGTCATTGGTGGCTTATCTGCGAATTTAATCGCTGGTTGCTTTCCGTTAGGCACTACGGGAATTACGGAAAACCCCGCTTTTTGATATTTGAGAGCATATTCTTTCATTCCCATTTTAGTTACTCCTTAGAACGGCAAATCATCGTCTTGAATATCCATCGGGTTCTCATTACCGAATGTACCATCCGAACTTTGTTGATTACGACTTTCCAACATTTGGAAACTGTCAGCCACGACCTCTGTCACGTAGACACGTTGTCCTTGCTGGTTATCGTAACTACGAGTCTGGATACGACCTGTGATCCCGATAAGAGAGCCTTTTTTAGCCCAGTTAGCAAGATTTTCAGCCTGTTGACGCCACATAACGACATTGATGAAATCAGCCTCACGTTCGCCATTTTGACTCTTAAATGTACGGTTTACTGCAAGAGTAAAAGTCGCAACTGCTACATTTTGCGGTGTATAGCGGAGTTCAGCATCACGGGTCATGCGCCCTACAAGTACAGCATTGTTAATCATTATTTTATTACCTCCAAAATTCTACTGAACGTACTCTCATGAAATGAGTATAATCCAGGGTTATTTCTCTTCAAAGGCTTGATAATTTTAGTAACAATTTCTTTTAAGGACATATCTGAAATTTCAAGCCAAAAGAAATCGTTCTTAGTGTAGTTGTAAACACAATCAATTTCTCCGTGCTTATAACATACACCCCAAATCTCACCTTGATGCTGATAAACTAGGATCTTATCATAATAATCACTCTGTAATTCAATCGGACGTTTGCGCCCCAGTTCCGTATATCCCATTACTCAATACCTCTCGCTTTCTTCGCATCTGCGATAATCTTCTGAGCTTCCTTCAATCGATCAGCTGGAATGCTTTCAGGTTTGTCAACACCCATTTTATCGATGAACCATTTTCCAATTGTTGCAGCAGGACTCCCTGTAGCTTCAGCCATATTTTTGAGTTCTGTCCGAATGGCTTTAGCCTGTGCTCCCGTAATGGTTTTGGCTCCGTTACTTTTAGCTGGAGCATTGGCCGGTTGCTCTTGCTTGCTATTTGGTTTTTGAGCTGCTTTTTGCGACGTACGGCCTGCTTGGCTATTCTGATTATGATATTCATCCGTATCAGGATCCTTGTTGTCATCGATCATAAAGAGTCCGTTTAGCGCGTACTTACGTGCATAGCTGGATGCAGCACCTGTAACTTGACTACCATCCATCCCTTTTTTGCTATCATCTTCTCTAGCATAGGCTGTAGTCCCAATAGTTTCACCAACCGCATAAAGAGTCGCAGTTGCTTCAACATAGTACCTGTCACCGATTTGTACAATTCCATCTTGTAAAATCAATACCGCATCATGTTCCTTCAGTATTGGCTTCAGCGCTTCTAAGATGTCCTCTGCGCTTCGATAGCTGTACTTCCCAAAACTGTTATACTGTCCTTTGGGAGCAACTAAACTCTGCTGGATGCTCTGTAAAGTGACAAAGATTGGGGATTGTTGTTTTGTTACCATACAGTTCCCCTTTATAAACTTCTCAATAGATCAAACAAATCAGGCTTAGTATTTTGACGCTCGATTTTTTGAACATCGCCACCATTTGGATAAGTTAGATCAAATGTAGCCTTAACCCGAACAATCTCCATTCCGTGTGTTTTAGCCAATGCTTTTAGCGCTGTTTTCTGTTCAAGATAACAATCATATGGCATTGTAAGAGCACCTCGAATATCATCCACAAAACCGGCCTGAGTAGCTAATGAAGAACGCTTGTTCTTGAGTTCATTTAAAAAATGTCCGCTTTGTTTGTCACGCATTACAATATAATCACTTGAAAGTTTCATTTTGATTCTCCTTAAATTTGATAATCTTATGGGTATTTTGGAGCAAGAGGTCTGTAATTAGAATCTGCTTTCTTTCCACATTTCTCGCATTCCATATTTGGGACCACGTTATTATGAAAGTTTGCGTCATCATATCCGCTATTAGTTTTCATGAAGCCACAATGTTCACATTCATATTCTGCTGTTAAATCTCTTCGGTATTGACTGATAATTTTTTTAATTCGCATTCGTTTCTCCTTAGAAATAAAATTCAATGACACGCACGTCATGTTGTTGACGGCTGCCTGTTACTCGCCATAAAAGTTGGCGATAATCGTCATAATCTCCATCCGATGGATTAACAGGGTCTAAGACTACAATAGTTTTAAATTTATGCTGAAGGCCATCAACTCCTACACCCAAAACCTGGCTTGTAGCAACCACATTTGTCTGTTCTAACGAGTCCTTCTTGTCTCCTGTCCAAATACCAATTTCTGGGTGCCGCTCTCGGATGACCTCTACAATCTGCTTGGATTTGCTCACTATCAGCATTTCTGTCCTGCTTGCTAGTAGAAGATCCAATTGAAGTAGCATTGGAGTATCTGCATTAACAGCCTTCAACTTTGGGAAGTCAATCTCAAAGCCAGTCTGGATTAAGTATCGTTCGAAAGTTTTTCGGCCAAATGTCTGTTTTGCCATGGCGTACTTACCATCTTTTCCAACAATATTCAATTTCCTAAATTGTTCCAATTCATTTGGATTAGCTGTTAGACACCAGATAGGTTCAAAGACAACCTCAAATCCGTTGCTCTCTTCCGCTTCCTCAATAGTTTCTACTTCTTCCCAGCGGAAGAAGTTTGGCAGATTACTTACATAGCTTTCATAATCTCGGAAGTCATCCCACTCTTGCTTAGAATAGCTGAACTTGGAATACTTCATCTTGCCGTGAGCTAGTTGCCAGTTTTCCCTTTGATTAGGATCAGCCATTCCAAAAAATGTTTTTTCAAGCGGATAGAAGTTTTGCCCCTTCTTCCTGATCGGGGTTGCAGATAGTCCAACTGTATAGCCACGTTTGACCTTGCGATAGGCCTTCACGTTGGAATCGCTAGACATATTCTGCCACTCGTCAATAATGAACACATCGCACTCAATAGACTCACCGCTTGCAAGTCTGTTCTGCAATCTGCGGTCCGTCATGGTTTCTAATTCAAAATCAGTATTATAGCCTAAATTTTGATAGGTACTACTCCAGCCATCCAGAATGGCCAACCGATTATTGATAACCAGGACCTTTTTTGCTCCTTTGTGCTTTGCTATTTCAAAAGCACAGATGGTCTTACCACGCCCCCCGTATGCCTCAAGGAAAATCCCAGGGCAATTACGGTCGCTTCGTTTAACTGCTTCAGCTTGCCATTTGCGTAATTCGATTGCCAATGTCCACAATCACCTCCTCGATGTCATTCCGTTGGGCATAAAATAGCCCAAGCCTTGCAGCTGCCCTCACATCATTGTGGTGGCTTTTTTCAAAGGACCATAACCCAAGAGCTTTCAGCAAGTCGTTTGGTATATCTGTCTGATAACCTGCGTTACGTTGCAGAACCAAGTCCGGATAGCAAAGTTCAATGGCTGCAATAGTTTCTACAACTGAGTTGTCCCTAGAATAATCATTGTCCCTAACCTCAAATTTTTCAACGACCACTATGTCAAATTCAAGACTCCGACCAATTTTCTTAAACCAAGTTTTAAAATTTTGACCACCATAAGGTACTACCCAATAATCGACCAGCTTCGCATTATCCAAGAGTACTATCCCTGTTGTGCTGCTTTCAATTTTGTTACTACTTGGATCAATTGCTAAAATTTTCATCATACACCAACTTTCTCCGTCAGCACTCCTGGATAAAGGGCCGTGTTAAACCAATTTTGTTTATTTACCTTTGCAAAGGCAAATAGCGACTTAATTTCTTTTGCTTGTTTTTCGAATCTTCGGATATCTTCCTCCGATTCAAAGATAGGTTTTTCTTTGTATTTAGCAACTGTGACCAGCTTGTATTCCGGAGTAAATACCGGCTTTTCATTTCCCTGATCAAGATTTGTTTCATCTACTTTTACAAAACGAATTGCAACATCAAATAGAAAGCCTTCAGTAACAAGTACTTCAATTGATTCTGGTCCAATCACAACTGCTAGTGAATCTGTTACTCGTGTTTTATTCATCAATTCCATTACTTAATCCTCAAACTTCTACTTTCTTGCAAGGTAGCACCCTTGACCTTCTTGCCAGCCTTAAGCAACTCCTTGATGGTTGTTTTATCCGGACTCAGTTTCTTCACAAAATATTTCTTAGGCAGCAGATCCTCGTCTACAATGACTGAAGGTTGATTTTTTGCCAGATAAACAGTGAAGAGTAACCCCTTAACTTTGTCATGTCCGGTGATTTCAAAGACTCCTTGTAAGCCAGTTTTAAGGCGTGTGATGTCCTTATCAATCGACGTGCATCGTGCCGTAAGACGGTCAATCTCTTCTTTAAGCTGTTTCTTATCAGCTTCTTTATTTTTGATAACCTTGACCGTATTTTCGACTTTCTCCTCGAACTGGTCAGTCCAATCAATCGAATCCAGAGTATCAGCTTTTGTTTCTTCGCCCAGCCCTTCCATATCATTGATTTGTTTAAAAATCCCTGTTAGTTCGTATAAACTAGCCATTCTTTTCTACCTCTCTGATCTTATTTGTAAGTTTTGTTAGTCCAATACCAGATTTAGTCAAATCAGCATTGGACGTGAATAAATGATTTTGATTCATTCTAGCAATTTCGTTTTTAGATAAACATGCCAGGTTTGAAATATCATAGTTTGTTTTATCACCGTCCAGAAAAACAATTGAATGCCCTTTTGGTATCGGCCCGTGATGATCTTCCCACACTTTACGATGTTTCAAAACCCATTGATTAGGTTCTCCAATCTTTTCTTTCGGATAACCGTCTGTTGTGTAGTTGATAGTGCCAACAGGTGTATAATTTGGAGGTCTATTTCCCTTTTTGAACTGCCCACTGTTTTTGGGCATATTGGGGTACTTCTTTCCCTTATTGTGGGGAGTCTGACCTTTCTCAAATCTTCCCGTTAAACCACTATGTAGATTATTATTTCTCCGATAGCTCTTAATCTGTTTCTCTGTTAGTGATAATCCAAATTTTCGGTTCATTTCATTTGCGACATCACGAGAAATCTTATTTTTTTGGATCGATACAAGGTAATCATGTTGTTCTTTTGTCAATAATTTACCTTGATAGATTTTCCCAACCGGTAATCCGAGACGTTTGCGTACCCCACCGATTTGACTCTTGTTGTAATTCGTACCAAATTTCTCATTCAGTAACTTAGTTACTTCAGGAGTTAATCGACCAGGGCATATCTCGTGCATGTACTCCGTGTACTCATCCTTCCAGCAAAGCGATTGGGGCATTGACTTCACCTACCTTGTCTTTGAATTTTTCAGCATCTAGCGCCAACTGGCCAGCTTGTAGGATTTGACCTGAGATAGCGACCATCTGTTTTGATCGTTGGAGTTCCGTCTTTAATTCATCTGCAGTAAGATCCCTATCATCCAATGTTTCTAGTTGGGCAAAAAGAGTATTGGTTAAATCCGTCAATTTATTTCGTACCATCTACTTCGTCACCTCTTTCATCAATTTATTTGCTTCTTTGATTAACAAACGCATAACATTGCTATCCGTTTCTTTTTCTGCTGCTCTTGTCAGCATATCCACCCACTCACGTCTAGTATCATTCTTCCAATCAACCAACTCAGTGAGTGCCTGTGTATGGTTATAGTAAGGCGAGTAGTCGTATGACTTATCTTCCAAGCGAACGCATCTGCCTGCCTTGATGTCTTTGGCCAGGTTCGCCCTTACGTTGCTATTTGTTGTACCGACAACCTCAGCCACTTCATCATATGAGGCAGCAGGGTGCTCTCTATAATATTCCCTGATTCGTTCCGCTTGTGTCATGTTTCTTCTCCTTATTTCAACCCTTCAGGCGGTTGCACGTCGTACGTAAATTGTTTGTCTGAATTTCTCAGGTTCATGCGTGCGACATTACTCGCTATTCGCTGGCTATCTTGTTTTTTCATTTCAGCGTGGTCATCCAGCGTATTTACTAGCGACCAGAGCGAAATCCCTAGGATTATTACCAAGTAAATGTATTCCATCATTTTGAGTTTTCCTTTTCTTTATAGATTGCCACAATGTTTTCAAGATCAGCAATACGCTGATTGGCATTTTGAAGTTTTTCTTGTGTTTCAATCAGTGATTGATTGAGATCCAGAGCGACCACTCTCCAGTCCAGATTGGTTTCTTCGACCTCTTCCGAAAAGTAGTTTTTAATTTTTGTTAGTAAGTTCATTTTTATCCTCTTACGCAATAAGATCTTCCAAATCTAATTCAGCAACCTCATTTAAAAGGTCTTTTACTTTCTTCAAATCTTCCAGCATATCTCTCAGACTCTCTTTTTTTGTCTTGTATCTATTCCGTGACTTCCACATACAGTACAGAGCAAAACCTTTGTAATTTACTAAAACCGTTTTATGGGTCGGATGATAAACGAAATGTTTAAATTCAGGATGATTTTTCATTTCATTTGCCCAAAGTTTTAAAGTTGTCTCAGATAGATCGTTGAATTTTTCTTCTAAGCTTTTATATCCACCATACTCAGCTTTTTCGGTTTGAGATACAGGTCGATAATTCACATTATTTATAACCGGCATAGCAATTTCCTCTCTTTCGTGTTATAATTCAATTAGTAATTTTTGATTAGCGCCTGACTCCTGTTAGGTGCTTTTTTGTGTTATCTTAGTTCATCTATGCTAATTTCTAGTGCATCAGCTATTTTCTTGACCGTATCAAAATACAAATCTTTCACTTCTCCATCCCTTAAGCGATAGATCCCAGCTGTACCAACACCAGCTTTTAAACAAAGTTTATAAACTGTCCAATTTCGTTCTGAAAGTTTTTCAGATATTTTTTCCCAAAGCATAGCCTTTTTCTCCTTATCTAGTTTTATTTTTATACTTTTTGCGCTTATGTATGTCATTGCACTATATATTGTGTTTGTTTTAGATTTCATCTCATTGCTTACACAATATATTGACAAACATTGTTTTTTGTCATATAATATATCTTGACTAAGACCTCTCTCCGTTTTAGTCAAAATTTCAACAGAAAGGAGGAAAACTATATGGCGAAATTAACTAAAGAAGACGCTTCTGAAGTTTCTAAAGAAATTATCAACGATGCTATTCCAGTTATCGAAGATATGTTAGATGAAGTATTTAAAAAGTATCCAATCGACATGGAGGTTAGAAAGGCTATTCTCCATAGTGTTCTGGTTGCTCATAAACTTAGTACAGAAACTACGGTCTCTTTACTCGTTCAGCTAGTAAACTCTCAAAATAACTAGTGTTTCTTAAAAGTTTTTCAACTAATTCAGGGTCTGCCTTTACAAAGGCGGACTCTTTTTTTCCACTATACGGATACCGTTTTGGTTTCATTTTTTTCTCCTACTCTCCTTTTTTAAAAAATTACCTCAAAAGTTAGCGAATTTTAAAATCTTCAATCACACGAGCGATAAACTGATTCGCTTGTGGATTTTTTAGCTTCCCATTCAGGATATTCGTTACATCCTGACGAGTCATGCTATACTGTACTGCTAGCGTCGCCATCGTCAAATTGTGTTCTTTCAGATAATCTCTGATTTTTTGACGTCCGCCATCCATATTTGGCATATTTCTCTCCTTTCTTTTCTTTTTCTCTCCTCGCTTTCTGCTATAATAAAGCTAGAAAGGAGGTGATTCTATGAAATCCTTTAAAAATTTCCGAGAATCTTTAACAGTTGAAGATATGCAAGCTATTGCTACCAAAGCTAATGAAGCTACTAAGCAAATTGACCACACAGACGGATTGCAACTTGGGATGGTTGGTGGTTTGATTTCTACAATAACTACTATTGAGTTACTTGAGAAGTATCATGAATGGCTTCATAGCTAAGATGCTCGAATTTTTCTGAGTCTATCTGTGTAGAGATAGGCTCATTTTTTGTTCTGCTATTCAAGGCGCGCTTCGTGATTTCGGCTTGAATAGCTTTTGTCATCGCTAAGCCATGCTCTGAAAAACTAGTGTTTTTCGAAACTAGCAAAATTG